GGTATTTAAAACAATAGATGTACCGTTTGTAGCCGTATAGTCGGATAAACCTAACTTAATACCGTTACGATAAACGCCTTGTAATAAAGCTGGGGTATAGGTTACGCTAAATGTTGTTTGACCAGACGTTGCGGTAAAGTCAGTAGTCGTAAGGATAGAAGAACCGCTCGGAGCTGTCCAAGCCACAGTTGATCCATTAGAGCTTAATACATATCCACTTGAACCAATACCAAAACGAGTAGCGCTATTAGTGCCGTTACCAACAATTAAATCTCCAGTGGTAGTAATTGGAGAAAGCGCATTGAAAGCTGCAGAAGCTGTAGTCTGTCCAGTTCCACCATTGGCTATTGTTAAAGCAGAACCTAAAGTCAAAGATGTAGCACTTGCTACACCTAAAGTTGGAGTAACTAAAGTTGGCGAAGTATTTAATACGGCAGAGCCAGAACCTGTAGAAGTTGTTACGCCCGTACCACCAGCAAGAACGGGTAAAGTACCTGCAACTAATGTAGAGGGCGACGTAGAATAAATAGCATAGTTAGATGAACTAAATGTGGTTAATCCTGTACCACCGTATCCTGTGCCGATTGTAGTTCCGTTCCAAGTTGCACTAGCAATAGTTCCGGGATAGGTTAAAGTTGAATTGCCCCACTGGGTATTAGATGATGCAAAAACACGAACGCCCCAAGTGCCAGCAGAAGTAGCATTAGAGACGCATAAAAACTGAGCTGCTCCACCAGTAGTAATGGTCTCCAACAATGTGCCAGCGTTATCATAAACTGATACGTTTCCAGTAGAAGTGTTGGCAACAGTATAAAAAGTACCCTTAAGAAGCGTTGTTGCTTGAGGCAAATTAATTCTTTGAGTTGTTGATCCGGAAACTGCTTGAACTTGTGTTGAAGATGAAGTTAAAGATACAGCGGTGGTGGATGCAGTAATAGTGGTCAATCCAACAACGGCATTATTAATTGCAATATTTCCAATACCGGGGTCTCCAAGACCACCTAAAGAAGCACCGCCATCAGCGTACAACGTCATTGAATCTGTTGTTGCGGATGTAGCGTTTTGTAAAAAGTGAATATTATTACTCGTCCAAGTAGCTAAAACTAAATCAGATCCATAAGATTCGACAAAGTTTGCGCCAGCAGAATTTAATGAGTTCAGTACAAATCCAGCGGCTGTAGCATTATAGTTTGTGCTATTACTACCAATTTCCATGTACTGATTTGGGTAATTGTTAGCCGCCGTTACATAAGATGAATATGCTGAAGAACTTGTATTGTTTGTATTTTGTAATATGACGTTTGCATAGGTTGCATCGGCACTAGCAAAAGAAGCAATTTGACCGGTTGCTGATACGCTATACGTTCCATCGCCTACGTTTAAAGCCCCAATATTGGTGGCTACGTTTGGCGTGTAAGAAATATTAACGTTGCCGTTAGCATCTCGATTAACCGACTTTTCTGCTGGATATGTAACAAATACGTTAACTGATCCGCTAAACGTGCTAACCGCAGATCCTGAGTTTGATGATGCTAGAATCGTTGTGCGGGTTAATGTACCACCAGTAGCATAAGTACCTATACCTGCTTCCCAGTTACCAGAACTATCTACAGCACCATAATAAGTGGTGTTTCCGTTACCGACAACGGCGAAAGACTGATACCCTGCAACGCTTCCGCTTAGTGTAAAACTTACGGTTGTGTTAGCAGAACCAGTCTGTTGGACTCGGTCATACAGCACTAGAGCCATTTAGGACTCCTTAGCTAGTCGCAGTTGTGGAATATGTAACGCTTACAGTATCGCCAGCTGTTGTGGTCTTAGCTGTACCAAATGCGCCAGCGCTGTATAAAGTACCACCAGTATTACCAAAAGTAGATGTAGCGCCAGTACCGGTAACTAAGAAGCATCCACCAACTACACCGCCTGAACCAGTAATTGTGTAAGTAATAGCGGAAGCAGCTGCAGTTACAACGTTAGAACCGGGGGTAGTATTGTTGTTACCAGTAGGCGTGCTAAATACGGCAGTGCCACGAACAGCGGAAGAGGATACGGTATAAGCAGTAAACTCAGTCCATCCAGCATGGGAAGTCATGGTATCAGTTGGCGAGAATGTGTTTCCAGTACCAACTACCAATCCAAGATATGGGCCAACTAAAGCAACTGGTGAAGACAATAAAGTCTGTGACAACATAAAAATCTTGCCAACTTGAACCACTTGGTTAGGAAAGTCTTCAGTCCACTTTACATTACCATCTGCATCACGGCACTCTACATGGTAGTGGCCCTCAATACCAAATGTCTCGTCTTTAATAGCGTTAGCCTGCAGAGTAATTTCTGCGTGGTCGCCAGATCCTGTAAATTCTTTATGCATAATTACTCCTAGTCTGAACTACTATAGTTAATACTACTTGTGGTAGTACCAATGGTTAAAATTGCGGACGAATAACTCGCCGTTGGAAATTGCACGGTAAAGCTAGTTGTACAAGTCTTGTCTGACCCAAAATTTAGTACAAAACATGCTGCGCCTGTAGTTGCATTGTATACTAACGCCCCCCTAGCGGTAAAGGATGCTGGATTCCAAACAGCGTCTTGAAAAGACACATAAGTCACGTTATATTGGTTATTTTGGGTAGGTGGAGTAGAGATAGTTAAAACCTGACCGCCAGCCGTATAGCCTGTACCAACTACTTCATTAACTGAAGTATAGGCTGTAGTTTGCTGACCTAGATTAGCCAACGCATTGTAAAGGGCAATCTTATAGGTTCCGGTAGTAAAGTTCTCATTACCGTTAAGCAAATTCTGCTGAAAAATTGTGCAAGAAGTTTGGGTAATCATGATGCCACATTACCTTTAAGATTAATATTAAGCTTGGTTTGACCGTCACGATAACTATCACCACGATCAAGACCGTCACAGAAGCGTCTAAATTCCATCAAAGCTTCTTGGTATTTTTGCTCATAATTAGTTACTAAATCAGCTTCTTGCTTCATAAACAACATAGCTTCCCGCATAGCGCCGTAGAATAAAACGGGGTCAAAATTATCGCCTAGCCAGCTAGTTCCTGTAGCATTAGATACGCTAGATACAGTTAATTGAAAACCAGAACCAGTAGAACCTAAAGATGAGCAGGAAAGCACATCCCCTACAACATAGAAATTACCACCAAAAGTAATATTACAACTAGTGACAATTCCACCACTAATGACGATATTAGCTGTAGCATTTGCTCCTGAGCCTCCTGTTAATGAAACATTTTGGTATACACCGTTGGTATATAGCGTACCTGCATTACTGATATTAGTACCATTAATCTGACCCTGCACAATAGTAGGTGGGTAGTAGTAATAGTGCATTTCTATTGGGTAAGCTTGGTCTGGTGCAGGGGCTACCATTAAAGTCATTTCATTTACATCGGAATACTGCGAGCCAAATAAGGCGTAATACTTAGGCGTACCGCCCGGAGTTCCTTGATAGGTTGTACCATTATTGGTTGCATAAGGGTAGGCTTGACGCATAAAGTTAACGTCTTTGTTAATCAGATAGTTATACATCCCCGTAGTTGGGTCTATAACCGCTACTGAATAATTTGCCAGCCAGTCCATTGGAAGCGCTACGTATTGGTTTCCAGCAGTCATTGTGCCGGTTACATTTTTACGTAGCGATGGTACGTTTACTGAGTTATATATACGAAGTTCAGCTTCTTCCACAAAAACGGGAATATTTGCTACGAACAGCTGTTCAGTGTTCTCAGCGTAAGCTTGAATCGAGTTATATAACGTAACGTAATTCATTATGCCATTGGGCCTCTAGCCATACGACCTTTAGTTGCGGCGCCAGAACCACGAACTTCAATACCATCTTCTTTTGGTCCGCGATCAATATTGCCAATACTTACACGCATAGGTACTGTTTTAGGAGTAACTTCATTTGCGCTAAATGTATTTGGGTCTTTTGCATCATGACCTGTTGATTTGCGCATAGCCGCTACACCAGTACCGTTCTTTTCATACATCTCAGCAGGGCCATTATTTTTAGCCTTGCCAGTACGCATAGGCGAACTGTTCTTGGTTGTAGGTTTAATTTGGGTTGCCATATTAACGACCTCTTGAGGTTGATTTCT